TTGGCTGATCAAAGGCGTTATCCCCTACGGCGAACTCATCGTGCTGTACGGCGAGTCAGGCAGTGGGAAGTCATTCATGGCACTTGACATGGCCATGGCAATCGCGCAGGGCCGAGAGTGGCGCGGCAAGAAGGTTAAGCAGGGCCGCGTTATCTATATCGCTGCGGAAGGCGCTGCGGGCTTCCGGCTGCGCCTGAAGGCTTATGGCGAGCACCACGGCCTAGACATAAACGTCCTGCCTTTCGGCGTGATCCACGCGAGCCCAAATCTGATGCAGAAGGACGAAGCGATCGACATCGCCAAATCAATAATCGCTTCAGGCGGCGCGTATCTAATCATTGTCGACACCTTCGCCCAGGTGATGCCTGGCGCCAATGAAAACGCCGGGGAGGACGTTGGCCTGGCGCTCAAGCATTGCAAGGGCATTCACCGCGCGACGCGCGCCCCAATCCTGCTAGTACATCACTCGGGCAAGGACGCAAGCAAGGGCGCGCGCGGCTGGTCAGGGCTTCGGGCGGCCGCCGATGCGGAGATCGAGGTTACTCGCGATAAAGATCAGCGCCAGCTGCGTGTCAGCAAGCAGAAGGACGCCGAGGACGGCCAGGAGTTTGGCTTCAAGCTGACGCCCGTGCTGCTCGGCTTAGACGAGGACGGTGACGCGATCACCTCATGCATCGTAGAAGAAGCCGAAACTATTCAAAAAGCGGCTAAGGGTCGCGTACTCGGTAAGGTCGAAAAGCTAGTCGTCGAGGTCGTCAATGAAATGGCGCAATTCCAGAACGCGGGAATAGAAATAAAGTTCGTTTTGGATGAAGTCATCAAGAAAATGGACAAGCCTGACGGTCGAGATACGCGTCGCCAGAAGGCTAAAAAAGCGCTTTTGGCACTCTGCGAAGGGGACGATGCCCCCTACTTTGCAGAAAACGATTGTCTGGAAATACTCTGATGAACGCGCAAGAAATTACACGCACGGTGCAACAAAGGCAACTTTATGCAACAAGTTGCAATTGTTGCATTCCGCAAAAATCAACAAGTAGCTGCAACTTTGCAACTTCTCCCTTTAGGGGAAGTTGCAGGTTGCAGTTGATTGACTCCGAATTTCATTTAACTCGTAAATTTTTGCAAGGAGAGACAACGTGCAAAAAATCGTAGCTATCGGTGAAAATGGGTTGCGTATCGGCGAAGATCATCCGCACGCAAAACTCAGCAATCATGACGTTGATCGATTGCTTGAACTGCGGGAAGAAGGCTGGGGGTATACGCGCTTGTCGCAAGTCTTCGAGATCAGTCGGCGAAGCGTTCGGGACATTTGCGCAGGACGTCGGCGCTGCGGCACCGTGGTGGCGTTTCGCGTGGTGCGCGTACCGGACGAAGCACTGGGCGAGAATTCCTGACATGGGACGCCTTTCAATTCGCACTGCTGAAGTTCTTGACGAGATTTGCGCACGTATAGCAAACGGTGAGACTTTGCGCGCAATCTGCCGCGACGAGCACATGCCAGCGTGGCGCACGGTTTATGACTGGATCAACGAAGATAAAGATTTTGCCACACGCATCGCGCATGCGCGGGAACTAGGCTTCGATGCGATTGCGGAGGATCTGCTCAACGTCGTCGACGATGGGCAAAACGACTGGATGGAGCGAACCAACAAAGACGGCGATAATATCGGCTGGATGGTAAATGGCGAGTGCGTGCAACGCTCTCGGCTGCGCGCAGATACTCGGCTTAAGCTCCTTGCGAAGTGGGCGCCAGCCAAGTACGGAGAGCGCCAGGCGCTCGAGTTGTCGAACCCTGACGGCACGCTGGCGCCGCAGAGCGATTCGGCCGTAGCGGCGAAGCTCGCCGCGATCCTCGCCACGGCGCAGGCGCGTAAGGACGCCGAGGAGAACAACCCGGGCGCCGACCTCGTCTAGCGCGATGGACGCATCAGACATTCAAGGCCTGCTGCCTTACCTCACGGAAGCCGAGAAAACCGAGCTCTACGCGATATTGCAAGCAGACAAGGCTGTTTGGCGGCCACTCCCCGGGCCGCAACTAATGGCCTATAACTCGAAGGCCGACATCATCGGCTATGGCGGAGCGGCAGGCGGGGGCAAGACGGATCTTGCCTGCGGCAAGTCGCTGACGCAGCACCGCAAGACGATGATCCTGCGGCGCGTAGGTACTGAGCTAACCGGCATCATAGACCGTCTCGAGGATTTGCTCGGCACGCGCGATGGCTTCAACGGCAAGGACAATATCTGGCGCTTGCCCAACATGCAGATTGAGCTTGGCGCCGTGCCCAATGCGGGCGATGAGAAAAAGTTCCAAGGACGGCCGCATGATCTGCTCGTGTTCGACGAGGCAACGAACTTCCTCGCGAGCCAGGTGCGCTTCCTCCTCGGCTGGCTGCGCACGACGATCTCTGGCCAGCACTGTCAGGCGCTATTCACGTTCAACCCGCCGCAGAGTGCTGAGGGACGCTGGGTGATCGCGTTCTTCGCGCCCTGGCTTGATCGCAAGTTCCCAAACCCCGCGAAGCCGGGCGAGCTGCGCTATGCCGCGTCACTCCCTGCCGATGGCCACAGCCCAAATGGGCGCGACTTGTGGGTAAAAGACGGCCGACCTTTTGTGCTAGTCGACGGCGAGCCCTGCTACGAGTTCGATGCGAAGGATTACAGCGCCGTAGAGATCATCACGCCACTCTCGCGCACCTTCATTCCGTCGCGCATCACCGACAATCCGCACCTCCTGGGGACTGGATACATGGCACAACTTCAAGCATTGCCCGAACCTCTGCGCAGCCAAATGCTCAATGGCGACTTCGCCGCTGGCGTCGAGGACGACGCGATGCAAGTCATCCCGACCGCATGGGTCGAAGCTGCGCAGGCGCGCTGGAAGAAGCCAGATAAGCTTGCGCCGATGGATTCGCTCGGCGTCGACGTGGCGCGTGGTGGCAAGGACCAGACGATTCTCGCACGTCGGCATGGCATGTGGTTCGATGAGCCGCTGACCTACCCGGGCAAAGCAACGCCAGACGGCCCGACCGTTGCTGGCCTTGCGATCGCCGCGCGCCGCGACGAGGCGGTGATGCACATCGACGTGATTGGCGTCGGGTCATCGCCCTACGACTTCTTGCGCGATGCCGAGCAGCAGGTCGTAGGCGTAAATGTCTCGGAAGCGCCGACTGCGACAGACAAGTCAGGCCGGCTGCGCTTCAAGAACCAGCGCTCGCAACTCTGGTGGCAGTTCCGCGAAGCGCTCGACCCGACGGCAAACACGGGGATTGCGCTGCCGCCAGATCCGCGTCTGCTGGCCGATCTCTGCGCCCCAACGTGGCGCCTGACAGGATCAACGATCTACGTCGCAAGCCGCGACGAGATCATCGAGAAGATCGGCCGCTCGCCTGACTTTGGCAGCGCCTACGTCCTGGCGTTGATTGACACGCCGAAGCGTCGAACCGTTGCGGCGATGGGCGGCGGGCGCAAGAAGCGCGAGCACGACCCTTACGCTTAGGGCCGCGCCGAGTCGGCGACGAGCTTATAGCCAGCCTTTTCGTAGGTGGCAACGCAGGTATCGATGTGGCTGCTCATGCGAACAGACGCTACCTCGGGGAATCTGCACTCGACAGTCTGCTTGCTCTCGGGATTCTGCAGCACCGCGATGCGCGAGTAACTATTCGCTGAAGCGCAGCCAGTGAGCAGCACGACAGTGGTGACCAATGCGATTGTTTTCATGATCGTCTCCTTGCGTTGAAGCGCTCAGTATAGCCTCAGGGTGCGCGTACTAGAAATACCCGCGCATAGATTGCGGGCATGAACATTTCGCCCTGCACTGTCGCGGACATCGAACGCGCGCCCAATCTCGCCGCACTGCTTGCAGAGTACGGCGCCGAGTCGGCTATTGCCGGCCTGGGCGAAGCCGAGGCGCAGCTTGACCTTTACCGGGCGATGGAAGCGAGTGGCGCGCTGCATACCGCCGCGGCCTACCAGGGCGACACGCTGATCGGCTTTCTCCTTTTCGTCGTCTCGACGCTGCCGCACTACGGCAAGCGCATCGCGACAACCGAATCGTTTTTCGTTGCGAGCGCGCGTCGCCAAAGCGGCGCGGGCCTAGCCCTGCTGCGTGAAGCCGAAGCGCTTGCGGCCCCGCTCGGGGCTGAAGGCCTGTTTGTCACAGCGCCCGCCGGCAGCAAGCTCGAATACGTCATGTCGCGCCAGCCCTATCGGCAGACGAACAGCGTCTTCTTTCGGAGGCTCACATGACCGCCGCGCTCGTCACGGCCGCGCCGCACCTGCCCGCTATGGCAAAGGACGTGCTTGACCTGGTCCGCTTAGGCGAGGCCAGGCTGCGCCAGTTACCCCAAGTGCCGACGCGCACCGCGCATCTTTTCCATGGTGGCATCTACTCGCGGACGATCCGCATCCCCGCTGGGGCCATCCTAACTGGCGCGCTGATCAAGATCGCAACAACCCTCTCCATCAGCGGCGACGTGACGATCTTCACAGGCGGCGATGACATCCACCTGCAGGGCTATCACCTCATCCCCGCCAGTGCGGGCCGCAAGCAGGCCTTTCGCGCGCACGCCGACACCTATCTGACGATGAGCTTCAAGACCGATGCGCTGACCGTCGAGCAAGCCGAATCCGAATTCACCGACGAGGGGCATTTGCTGCTTTCTCGCGCGCAAACCGAAGACGACATTGTCGTCGTGACAGGGGAGTAGCTATGTCAGGAGCAACCGCTATCGTCATGGCCGTCGCTGCAGTTGCAAGCGTGGCAATATCAGCCAAAAACGGCGCAGACGCCAAGAAGGCACAAACCGCCTCACAAAACCAAGCGAAAGAGGCAGCCAACAAAGCGGCCTCGCAGGCCGACCAAGCGGCAGCGCAGGCCGATCAGGACATGAACAAGGCCAACCAGAAGCAGCCTGATACAATGGCGCTGCTCGATGCCGCAGCACAGGCTGGAAAGTCTGGTGTGTCAGGCACGATGCTGACGGGCGCGCAAGGCGTCGATCCGAACGCGCTAGCGCTGGGCAAGACCACGTTGCTCGGCGGCTAGCATGGCGGATTACACCCGCCGGCAATTGCTCACGGCCCGCATGGGCAGTCTCGTCTCGGAGCGGGCAAGCTGGGTATCTCACTGGCGGGAGATCAGTGACAACATCCTGCCCCGCTCGGGGCGTTTCTTCGTCAGCGATCGCAACCGCGGTGCACGTCGACACAACAAAATTTACGACAGCACAGGCACACGTGCGCTACGCACGCTCGGCGCCGGTCTGATGTCGGGCGCCACCTCGCCGGCGCGCCCTTGGTTTCGCCTGACGACATCCGACCCCAAGCTCGACGAATCCGGCGCAGTCAAGGTATGGCTAGCCGAGGTTACGCGCCTGATGCAGATGGTCTTCACGAAGTCCAATTCGTACGGGTCGCTGCACTCGATCTACGAGGAACTAGGCGCCTTCGGTACGGCAGCGACAATCATCCTGCCCGACTTTCAGGACGTGATCAGGCACTACCCGCTAACAGCCGGTGAATACTGCATAGCGACCGACCACCGCGGCGTCGTCAATACGCTTTATCGCGAGTACGAAATGAGCGTCGCGGCGATGGTGCGCGACTTTGGCATCTACAAGGTAAGCCGCACAGTGCGCGCGATGTACATGCGCGGGCAGCTCGATGCTTGGGTGCCGGTCAGCCAGGCCATAGAGCCGCGCGCCGACCGCGATGTAACGAAGCGCGATGCGAAGAACATGGCATGGCAGTCGGCCTATTTCGAGCAAGGTGGCGACAACGATAACTTACTGCGCGACTCGGGCTTCAAGGAGTTCGTCGCGCTCTGCCCGCGCTGGGCCGTGTCGGGCGGCGACATCTACGGCAATTCGCCGGGCATGGAAGCGCTCGGCGACATCAAGCAGCTGCAACATGAGCAGCTGCGCAAGGCCCAGGGCATCGACTACAAGACAAAGCCGCCCGTACAAGCGCCAAGTTCGGCCAAAGGACACGAC